CCTCCCATCTCTATTGGAGAGAGCCCAGTACGCTGGATACCTTGATCCGTCTAGACGGTGGGATAGACCACAAAAATATGGCCAAAAAATTTTCAGATCTGAAGAACGTACAAACAATACATTCTTATTAGAAATGGCATACCCCGGAAGTTTCGACCATCAGTCGAACGTAAACCCAACCCAGCTAACAAGGCCGGGTGCACTTAACGGTGGTAGTGATCCTAGAGCCCTTTATCTTAAACTCTTCTCAGGAGAGATGTTCAAAGGCTTCCAGAGAAACACTATCGCTAGAGACTTAGTACAGAAGAGAACATTAACTTCTGGTAAGTCAATGCAGTTCATCTACACTGGTAGAACAACAGCCGAGTATCATACACCCGGCCAGAGCATCTTAGGTAACGACCAGAAGGCTCCACCAGTTGCAGAAAAAACTGTGACAATAGATGACCTATTAATTAGTTCAGCTTTTGTTTATGAGCTAGACGAGACACTAGCACACTACGACCTACGTGGTGAAATCTCAAACAAGATCGGTTATGCTCTCGCAGAGAAGTATGACAGACTTATCTTCCGTGCTATTGCGAAAGGTGCTAGACAGGCTTCTCCTGTTTCTATGACTAACTTCGTAGAGCCCGGTGGAACACAGATCCAAGTTGGAGCTGGTTCCGACGCTGACGACGCTTATCTTCCTGATAAACTAATCGCAGCTTTCTATGATGCAGCAGCTGCATTAGACGAGAAAGGTGTAAGTTCTGAAGGCAGAGTTGCAGTTCTAAACCCAAGACAGTACTATGAACTTATCCAAGCTGTAGGTTCTAACGGTCTTGTAAACAGAGACGTACAAGGTACAGCTCTACAGAGTGGACAAGGTATCATTGAAATTGCAGGCATCCAGATCTTCAAGTCAATGAACATTCCATTCTTCAGCAAGTATGGTACAAAGTATGCTCCTTCATCAGGTGCACAAGCTGGTACTGACCTAGCTGTAACAGATCCCGGTAACACAGGTGACTTCGTTTCTGTATCAACAGAAGATGCAAGAGCTTCAGTTACAGGTATCAACAACAACTACGGAAACTCTACATCATTCGCAAATAGCTGCGGACTTATCTTCCAAAGAGAAGCTGCTGCTGTTGTAGAAGCTATCGGCCCACAGGTTCAGGTAACTTCAGGTGATGTTTCTGTTGTATACCAAGGTGACGTAATCCTTGGAAGACTAGCTATGGGTGCAGACTTCTTAAACCCAGCTGCTTGTGTTGAATTGTTCGCTGGAACAACAACTAAGCCTGCTGCGTTTGGTACTACATATCCAGCTAACGCTTCTTAATTTTTATTTTTATACGGGGGCTTCGGCTCCCTTTTTTTCTTATGGCTACCACAACTATTGACACCGATACCGAACTATCCGCAGTGAACTCTATACTGGGAGCTATCGGACAATCACCACAGACAACACTTAACTTTGACAACCCAGAAGTATCACTTATATTCAATCTACTCCGTGATGCCAACGTAGACACGCAGGCAGAGGGGTGGCATTTCAACACAGAATATCATGTAAAGTTTACGCCTGATGCAAACAAGAAGATTGCAATAGGTAATGACATACTTTCTCTGGACTTACATGACAACCAAGCTCGTAGACATCATAACCTCGTACGTCGTAATGGATTTTTGTATGACAAGATAGATCATACAGATGAGTTTGATGGTGACATAGATCTAGATGTTGTCAGATTATATGCGTTTGAAGATTTACCTATACCTTTCAGACGATTTATTACATACAGGGCTATGACAGCAGCTGCAACACAGCTTGTTGCAAACCCAAATCTTGTTAGACTACTTGGTAATCAGGCTGGTTTAGCAAGAGCAGCTCTACAAGAATACGAGTGTAACCAAGGAGACTTCAGCATGATGGGATTCCCAGAGGGCACTGCATATCAAACTTACCAACCTTGGAGAAACCTTAGACGATAATGGCAAGCGTAACACAAACTATTCCTCAGTTCTCACTAGGTATGTCAGAACAGCCTGACAACCTAAAGTTCCCCGGCCAAGTTACAGACATAGTAAACGCTATACCAGATGTTACTAATGGACTGTTTAAAAGACCGGGTGCTAAAAGAATTGGAACCGACGCACTTACCAATGTACAAAGCGGTGGGTCTTGGTTTCATTACTTTCGTGACGAGACAGAGGGATCTTATATAGGACAAGTAGCTGCTGATGGTCAGGTGCGTGTATGGCGTTGTAGTGATGGACAACAGATGACTACAGCCTACGGCACAGGTGGACAGACAGCTATACAAAACTACCTAGCAACAAGTGACCCAGAAAACTTACAGTTCCTCACTATCAATGATACTACATTTGTTAACAGTAGGGACTCTTCTAATTCTAATACTCTAGTCGGTGAGACAGGCACGTCAACAGCCACGCCTGATCCGCACTTTGCAATGTTAGAATTACTACGAACAGAAAACGGAAGACAATATGGACTTGATATATTTAGTACAGCTGCTGTTACAAGCCTCAGTCGTGCTACACGTATTAAAATACAAAGTGACACACTTGATGAGTCAGATGGTACAGGAACATGCCCCGGCATCGGAACCCAAGTATTTAGTGTCGACTCAGGATCAAAGAAAAATTTAATATTTAGACTTAATATTCTAGGTCAGCAAGGTGTAAGCCCTAACTACAGTGCAAGCAGTAACGGCCCAGACGGTGACAACTACCGATGTAGTTACCAGAGAGAGGTTGTATTACTGCATGGTGGAGAAGGATGGGTTGTAGGTGACACTGTAACAGTAACCCTAGACTCAGCTCAAGGTGGTGCAGCTGGTGGTGCTAATGCTACATATACTATACGTGTAGAAGAGATAGAAACTACAGAGGTTAACGCCACAGTAAGTAGTAATGGTGATGGATTAATTAGACCAGAGCCTACACCTTTTGATGCACAAACAGCTGTTACAGCAGATACAATACTGGGCGGACTAAAAGCAGAAATAGATGCTATATCAGGTATTAGTTGTAAAGTTATAGGCACTGGTATATACATATTTAGTAATAATGCTTTTACTGTTAACGTGGTTGAAAATGATTTGATGAGAGTTATGCAAAGCTCTGTCAATGATGTACAAAACTTACCTAACCAATGTAAACATGGATACATAGTCAAAGTATCTAATGCCTTAAGATCAGAAGAGGATGATTACTACCTAAAGTTTGAAGGTCAAAATGACAAAGATGGTAATGGTGCTTGGACTGAGTGTGCAAAGCCGGGTATTACTACAACTTTGACTAACATGCCGTTGGTTATACAACGTACAGCTGCAACTACATTTACTGTCAAACAATTTACCTATGGTGTAAGGGATGTCGGTGATGAATTTACAAACCCGATGCCATCATTTGTAGGTAAACGTATTAACAAGGTGTTATTTTTCCGTAATAGACTAGCGTTACTAGCAGGCGAGAATGTCATAACATCAAGGCCGGGTACATTAGGAGAGCCTAACTTCTTTATTGAGACAGCTCTGACAGTATCAGTTTCTGACCCTGTAGACATATCAGCTGCATCTATGTTTCCATCTGACTTATTTGATGGTATAGAAATCAATTCTGGTTTACTTGTATTTAGTACAAACCAACAGTTCTTACTAGCATCAGATGATACAGTATTTAACCCTGACACAGCTAAACTGAGAAGTATAGCTACGTTTAACTATAATGAAAAAATGGCTCCTATATCTTTAGGAACTACAGTGGCTTATATAGATAACTCTGGTAAGTTTAGTAGATTCAATGAGATGGCTAACTCAGCACGAGAAGGAGAGCCTAACATAATCGAGGTAAGTAAAGTTGTTCCTACCTTACTGCCAAAGAACATAGACCTAATGACTAACTCTAGAGAAAACTCTATTGTGCTGATAGGTAAAACAGGAACAGATACTGTCTTTGGTTATAAGTATTTCCAAACGGCAGAAAAAAGATCACAGGCTGCATGGTTTAAATGGAAGCTCAACAATCCATTGACATATCATTTTATTATCAATGATGAGTATTTCTTTTTAGATAGTGACTATTATCTACAGAGTATCAAGCTAGTGCAGACTGAAACAGACCCTAGCATAGTACAAGATAATGTCGACTTCTTATTACATGTGGATAATCATACTACTGTTAGCGGCGGCAGCTTTAACTCAACTACGAATCTGACTACCTTTACTGGTGTCAGCTGGTTGAATACAGTTACCACACCTAACCACGATCTAGTTGTGATTGACACAAACACCAACTCCGCACGAGTTGGTCGGTACGCCAAGGCTACAGTATCAGGTACAAGCTTTACTTTACCCGGTAACTGGTCTGGTGCTACACTTACTATAGGCTATATCTATCCATACGAAGTTCAAATACCAACACTCTATCCTACAAAAGTAGATGGTTCACGCTCTACAGCAGATGTAAACTCATCTTTAGTTTTACATAGAGTCAAGTTTCACTTTGGTAAGATAGGTCTATACGAAACAACACTTGAAAGAGTAGGTAAAAATGATTACACAGAAATCTACGAATCAACAGAGCTTGACGAGTACAACGCATCTGATGCACCATATCTCGAAGAGTTTATACAGACTGTCCCAGTCTACGAAAAAAACACAAACGTTGAGATAAAACTCAAGTCCTCACACCCTGCCCCAGCTACATTAAGATCAATGTCTTGGGAAGGAGACTATTCACCTAAATATTATCGCCGTGTATAACATAGAACTTACAGAAACAGAACTCAGATACTTCTATTGGAGAATGAAAACCAACAGATGGTATGAAAGATATGTCCAAAAGGGCATGAAGCAAATGCCATGGGAGCCTTGGATGGCAGACACAATAGAAAAACTTGAACCGATATATGAAAACCTTAAAAAGTAAATACATTCATCCTATAACTTTGAAGGCTGCTCTAGAAGTGGCCTCTAATTTACGCTCAGAGGACTTCAGAGAGATCTCAGAGGGCCACGGAATGGATCCGCTAATGTATCTAGCATCCATGTCTACTGTGCCCTCTACAGTCTATTTTACGTCGCCTAGCGGCAAGGCTGCTGGTATGGCAGGCGTAGGTAAAGAGGGTGATATTTGGATGCTATGCACCAATGTAATCCATGAACAACCGACTTTATTTGCAAGACAGGCAAAACGGTATGTCGATAGCCGTACAGAGCCTTTGCTTTGGAATATAGTTGACAGTCGAAACGAAGCACATTTAAAACTGCTCAAGTTTCTTGGCTTTAAGTTTTTACGTAAGTTAAAACATGGGCCGAACAATGTAACATTTATTGAATTTTGCCGTGTGCGTAGATGCTAATGCGGGTCTAAGAGCCCAACAAAGACAAAAGGCTAGAGAAAAAGATGCAGTGTATGCTCAACAGGCACTGAAGTTCTTTAACAAAGAAACCAGTCTAGCCAGAACACAACAACGAAATCTCATAGGTTATGGTCGTGATCTTAGCGATGCCTATGTAAGAGCCTTGTATACTCAAGGTAAAGGTAGGATGGCTGTTCAACAGGCTGCTACCAAGTTTTATAGAAACAAAGCCCGAGGTAAAGCTCTGCAAGGTGGTCGATCTAGAACAGCAGGCAGAAATGCTTATCTTAATTATTTAGGTACAGCTGCAAGAGTAGACAGTGTAATGGAAGCAACCTTTGGTAGGAACATGGCGTATGCACAAGAAGGTGCAAGACGTAAGTACCTCAACAGAAATGCGAAAGCAAGAGAAGCACTGGGTATACCAGCTTCATATGGAGCACCTGTAATGTTATCACCAACAGATAGATTTAGCGGATTCCTTAGTGTCGCTAGTACTGTTGCAAGTATTGCTTCTGCTGCGTCAGGAATACCTATAGGTGCTGGTGGTGAGAATATCTTTGGAGTTGTGGTAAGATAATGACATCATCATTTGACAACTTCGGTAACGTCGTAGGTACGCCTCGAGATAAGTTACCTGATATAAGTGATACTAATTACTTACGTACAGAAGCTGACCTAACAGAGGCAGTTAACAAAGAAATAGACAACCAGATCGTAGACACTAAGGAGTTCTACGACGACATGATGAAGATAGAAGAAAATAAATATAAGGCTAGAGATAAAAGATTACAGTACATAGCTGAGATTACTGGTAAAGTAGGAGATTTAGCAAAATCTATAGCAGCTCAACGTCAAACTGACAAAGAAAACGATGCTAAGTTCCAGACAGATAGGGCAAACAGAGCTGAGATTGTAAAGCTTGGTGATAATGCTCACGACTATAATAATACACTTTTGACTAAAGAGCTAGAAGAAAATGAAAATCTAGCTCTACCAGAAGTTCAAGAGATACTAGCTCAACTTACAGATGACTTAAATCCAGATGTAACTTTACAAACTTTCTTATATCAATATGATAAGAATAAACTTAAAGCTATATTTAAGAGTGCTTACGACGCTTTACAAGTTGATAAATCTACTAACCAAGCAGAAGGTATAGATAGGTTAAACTTTATTGGTGATTTGATAAGTAATAAAATACATGTCGATGCACTTGGTCGTGGCTTTGAAATAGAGTCTGGTAGATATGAAAAGCAGTATGGTAATATTATTTTTGACGAGATACAGAAGTTAAAAGAAAACTATTCTTGGGCACTAACTGAGTCTATCAGTACTAACAGAAAAGCAAAAAGAAGAGAAGAGTTTGAAAATAAAATACTAAACTCAGTTAGAAACATAAGTAAAAAGCCAGAAAACGGTCAGGATCTTACTTTATTTACAGATACTAAAACAGGACTTATACAGCAGCTAGCTGTTGAGTTTTTTAAAAACGAGCCTAATGCCATATCTAAAGCTACAGATATGTTTTATGAGGTAGCTTCAAAAGCAGGCGAAAATGGTGGCCTAAGTGACACTCAGCTAAATAATATCTTATATGATCTACCTTATACAGAAGCTCACACTGGTAAAAAGTTTGAGAATATTGTTGAGTATGCTAACCAGCTTCCGATAGATAGTAAGTTTTTTGGTAAGACTATGAACAGGATAGAGCAGATTAACGAAGCTATCCGTTCACAAGAGACTGTAAATAATGATAGATTAGTTAAAGAGATACAAGATGCACGTACTGTTCATAGAAAGAAGTACGATAAATTACTTGAACGAGAAACTGATCCTACACCTACAGAGATATATCAAATATTTTCTGAGTTTACTGGTGATCCTAACTCATTTAGAAAAGGTCACAGACTCAAAGGTGATATACCAGAGTGGCTAAAATCTGCCTTTACAAATCTTGACTTTGCAGGCAACGAAGAGATTAAGAATAAAGTAAAGTTTGCTAGTCTAATTAACGATCAAAGTGGTGTACTTAGAAAAATGGCAGCTCAATATTTAAAAAAAGAAGTACGTGAGCTAACACCTACTGATGAGTTTCTTGTACAGCAACTAGAGACTGAGCTTGCCGGTACTATAACACTAGGAACAACAGGTGCTGTAAGTGATTTTAAAATACATATTGATAAAGGATTACCACCTATAGCGTTTATAAAAAATAAAGTAGACGAGCTACAAAAAAGACTAGATGACGGTGAGTTTGATGTATTTATTACTGAGACATCTCCTAAGCTTGCATATCAAAAACAAGATATGGCACAAGGATACTTAGATGATCCTAACTCAATCAACGATAGAAACGTCAAACCCGGAGAAGCATTATTCTTAGAAAAATCACTTGCACACGTACGTAGTGGTGGTAAGCTATACCCAGAAGTTATAGAATGGTGGAGTGAGTTTAAAGTCATGGATGATGATGGTAAATTTAAAAGACCACGTGAGTTTATGATGCACAGACTTGCTGTAACAGGTGCATTTAAAGATGATCCAACATACGGTAAATTTATACCGAAAGAAAAAACATTTTTAGAACCTGATTTATTTAATTATCAAACTAAAAACGGTTTGCATGGTGCATTAACTGTAATGACAGCTGTTGATGAAAATGGTGACTCGTATGCAGAAAAAGTTTTAGAAACATTTGAATCGCCTGATGCTGTCAAAGGTTATCATAATCTTAAAGGCTACGATTATCATTCTGGAGCTGCTGACTTTGGTGAGTACCCCGGTAATCCATTTAATTTTACAGTAGATAGACAAGGTAATATAGAACAGCAAGGTAGAAGATTTGTAAGTATACAAACTAGAAAAGCTTTAAACGTGTACGAACAAGCTGAAAAACATCCAAACATGAAACTAGGAAGATACGGTATTACAGGTAAACAATATAAAGATTTACTTGATGCTAACGATGGTGAGCTAAAACGTATCGTCGAGCGAGAAGGTTATGATTTTGATTCAAACTTTCAAGACTATCTTGCTTTTGAGCTTGTAAGGCACAACCTAAGTCGAATGAACTCCATACGTGGTATGTCAGTCGAAGGTGGTGCTGTAGTGTCAAAACTTCTAACACTTAGTCCTAACGAGCAAGAAGCACTTAACGAGTTATTTCCTAGACTAAAGCAGTATAGTGCATTACAATTACATAATTTAATGCCACAAATAGCTGACGTTGTAGTAACTGAAGTGCAAAAAACAGAAAAACCAAAAAGACGATACGTAAACCCTCGTGTACGTAAGTTTGGTAAAAAATAATTACAAAAGAAGGAAAATTAAACGATGAGCGACTCCTACTCAGGTGGCAACTCTTATCAAGTCAATGAAGATGATATACAAACTGGTATAGATGTAGCTAGAGACGCTATAGATGACTATGAAGCTAGGCGACAAGAAAAGCTACAGAAACAGGAAGCAGCAAATACAGCTGAACAGCAAGCAGTATCTGAGCAGGCCGATCCACGTAATGCTGAAACTTGGGGTGCTAAGGCACTCATCAAAGAGGGTCAGTCTATTTTATCTGGCGGCTTGCAAGACACTGCATCTTCATTAGCCACATTCCCAGAACGCACTATGGATGCGTTATCAGGGGAAATGCAAAGAGAGAAAGAAGAAAAAGGATATTACAAACCCGAGTTTACACCATTTGACTCTTATGACAATCCTATTGAAACCAAGACATGGTGGGGTAAACAGTTAAGAGGTCTTGTACATTTCGGTAGTTTAGCACTTGGTACAGCAGCAGTAGCAAAAGCAGCTATAGCGTCAGGTGCAGTCACGATACCAGCTGGTTTGATAGGAATTGCCAGTAGTAGTGTTGCTCGTGGTGCAGCTTTAGGAGCTGTATCTGATCTTATATCTAAAGAGTCAGATGAACAGAACGCACTAGGTGCATTACGTGACAGATATGGTTGGGTTGATACACCACTATCTACAAAAGATACTGACCATCCTGTTATGATGAAAATAAAAAACATCGTAGAAGGTATGGGCATAGGTCTTGTATTTGATGGCCTTGCATATACTTTGAAGAAAGGTAGCAAATCAGCAGTTGACCAGATTACAGCTAGAAATAAAAGCCTAGACGATCAAACAATCAAAGCTGGTATAGCACAGCTCCGTCAAGGAGATGTCGAGTTTAGAGCTGATAAAAACAGACCTATCGCAGAACCACATCAAGGAGCACATATATCAGAAGTAGAACCAACTGTAGCACGTGACCAGTTATCTCGTACTCGTAATGAGTGGGGATCAGAAGAAGGATCTACTGGTAGTGTAACAACCCCAGTCGAACGTGAGCGTGTAGCTAGATACGGTGGTACAGACGAAGAAACAGCAGATCGTATACTTCAAAGCTTAATGAGCGATCAGAAGTTTAAGAAAGAATTAGACGCTGTAAAAGGCGACAGAAAGACATTATCTGCTAAATACAAAGAACATGTAGCAGCACATCAACGAGTAACTCTAGGTAGAAATGCAGCTGATATGTCACCAACCGAGTATTTTAAAGAGATAATAGAAAAACAAAAAGATGTAGTAGATGGTATACCAATCTTGCGATCAGAAGATGTAGTCACCTTTGATCTAATTCTAGGCACACTACTCAAACAGCTACGTGACACAGGCACAGCTGCTAGAGAGATTGCAGATATTGTTAACACCAACGCTATAGATGGCCCTGCTAAACAGATTGTAGACACAATGCTTTATGCGTTGTATGAAACTAAAAAGGCTAGACTTGTTAAGTCTGACTCATTCAAAGAGTTAGGTGCTGGTAAAGCTAGAAAGAAAGCGATCGAAGAAACATTAGCATCAGAAGTAGCTAAGTCCAGAGAGTCTATACAAACTGTACTTAAGATAGCTGACGATGATGATAATTTACTTATGGCTATGTATGAAGCATTTTCTATGATGAAAGATGTAAATACATTAGATGACTTTGATAGATGGGCAAGAACTGTATTACTAGGTGGTAAATTAGAAACAGGTGGTGTAAGTAGAACAGGTATTCTTATACGTGAACTAGAAGGTGTAATGAGTCACAGCGTACTGTCTGGCCCTAAAACACCAGTTCGAGCAATCATGGGTACATCTGCTGCAACATTTTTAAGACCTTTTGCTACGGCACTAGGGGCTGCTGTACGTTTACCTTTTAGTGGTGATACACAAACTCTAAGAGCAAGTCTTGCGTCAATCAATGGTATGATGGAAGCTATACCAGAATCCTTTACCTTGTTTAGAGAAAGACTAAACTCATACTGGAAAGGTGATATAGCAACTATTAAGACTAGATTTTCAGAATATAGTAAAGGGGACGATAACTGGGAGATACTACGTAGATGGGCAGAAGACAGCAATAGAGCTAGTGAAGGAGAGAAAGCTGCGTTTGCTATGGCTAACATGGCACGTCAGATGAATAATTCTAACTACTTAACATACTCTACAAAAATTATGGCTGCAACTGACGATTCATTTGCATACATTCTTGGTCGTGCTAAGATGAGAGAACTAGCCATGCGTAGAGTTATGGAGTTACAAGAAGGTGGATATAGAACACCAAAGATAACTAAAGAGTTAATGAAAGCATACGAGGATGATTTCTATAGTCAGGTTTTTGATAGTGCTGGTAACATACAGAACGAAGCAACTAAGTTTGCACGTAAAGAAGTTACACTTACACAAGAGCTTACAGGTTTTGCAAAAGGTCTAAACGATGCTTTTACCTCTATGCCACTAGCTAAACCTTTCTTTTTGTTTGCTAGAACAGGTGTAAACGGTCTTGCATTGACAGGTAAGTATACACCCGGATTTAACTTCTTAGTCAAGGAGTTTAACGACATTGCACTAGCTAAACCATCTGATCTAACTGAAGTAGCTAAGTATGGTATTACAGATGCTATGGAGCTATCTAACGCTAAGGCTTTACAAACAGGCCGATTGGCAATAGGTTCTGCTGTAACATTTATGGCAGCTATGGCATGGATGCGTGGTGATCTTAACGGTAACGGCCCTGTTGACAGACAGAAAAGACAGATGTGGTTAGATGGTAAGTGGGAGCCAAGAACTATAAAGCTAGGTGCTGTACGTGTTGGTTATGATAACTTTGAACCATTCAACCTTATTATGTCTACAATCGCTGATGTAGGTGATGCAAGTGAACTTATGGGAGAAGAGTGGACAGAATCACAGCTACAGAAAATATCTCTTGTGATTGCACAGGCTGTAAGTAGTAAGTCCTATCTTGCTGGTATACAGTCATTTGTAGATCTATTTGGTGGCCGACCCGGGCAGTTTGATAGAATTATAGCTGGCCTTGCTAACAACCAAGTGCCTCTAGCTGGTTTACGTAACGAGCTAGGTAAACTATTTTTACCATATATGCGTGAGATCGGATCTGGTATAGATCAGTCTATACGTAACCGTAACCTAATTAATGAGCAGTTTGCTGAGTTAGATGGCAACCAACCACTACCTATTAAGTATGATCTTCTTAATGGTAAGCCCTTGAAAGATTGGGACTTTCTTACTCGTGCATATAATGCAGTCAGTCCAATAAGTCTTAGTCTAGATCAAAGCCCCGGTAGAAATATGCTATTCGATAGTGGCTATGATTTACGTCTATCTACTTACTACGCACCTGACGGTACAAACTTAACAGACTCTCCAAGAGTTAGATCTGAGTTTCAACGTGCTATAGGTCAACAGAACTTAGAACGTGAACTAGATAAACTAGCTGTAGATCCAAAGATTCTAGCTTCTATAGAAAAAATGTATCAGGACATTAGAGCAGGCAAACGTGGTCAATACAATGCTAGAGACTACTACCATAATATAATTATCAAAAGATTGTTTGACAAAGCACGCAAACGTGCATGGCGTGAAATAAGTGATGAAGCTGGTATAGCACAGCTAATACGTGAGCAACGTGTTAGGAAGGAACTACAGCTTGCAAAACGAGATCAAACAGCAACCCTCCTCAACATATACAAATAAATGGCAACAACATTCGTAGATTATACTGGGGATGGGAACGCTACTAAGTCGTTTTCTTTCCCTTCTATACAAGAGTCTGATATAAAAGTACAAGTAGACGGTGTTTTAAAAACAACAAGCACACACTACAATATAACAGGCTACACTACTACAGGTGG